AACGACTAATACACCTACTCCAACAAAAACACCAACCCCGACACCTACTCCTCCTGGTTTTTGGATAATAGAAAATTACTCAGGTGAACAATTTATTGTTGAGATTGAAGGAGTATCACCAACGTTAGATAAAGTTTATACATTTACATTTAGTGGTGATACACCTTATGCTTGTTACGCAGTTGTTAACACAAGTTATGGTCCGATAGTTGATTATGCAATTTTTGAAGGAGGACCTTATGACGATTTCAATAATTGTACATCATATACTGGTACTCAAGTGAATACTTTCTATGAAAGTGATATACCGGGTTTACCAGGTTGTTGTGAAAGTGGAACAACAGCAAATCCTCCTCGTCCACAGTATGCAACAACTTACGGTGTTGCAATTCAAATGAATGCAGTTGAACTTGGAGGATTCAATGGATTAAATAATTAAAAAAATTAAATTTAGAAATATGTCAGATTTAAAACCAATCGGAAGTGAAAAATTAACTGGTCAAGATAAGATACAAAGAATTTTGGAGATTGCCAAATATAAAGAAGTAACCCCAAAAAATCTTAACGAAACGGCTAGTACAGAATTTTCAATCCCATTAGCGGATGGCACCGAATATCAAATAGTCAAGGAAAAATTAGGTTATGTTATCAAGAAAAATATTTCAGAATCTGTTTCTGATTATTTGGAACCTATGAAAAATAGAAAATATTATTCTTCATATTCTCAAGCTTTGAAGAGACTTAATTTACTAGCTAAAGAAATTAACAGACTAAACGAAAATGAAGAAGGTGTTGAACTTTTTGGTGAACAAAAAAAGTTTGTTTTAAAGACTCCTAAACCTGAAGTCGAAGTTGATGCTGTGGCAGCACCAGCTGCACCGCCAGCGGTACCTGCTCCTGAATTACCAGCCCCTGAAATGGCGGCTGATATGGGTCCTGAAGACCAAAGTCCTGAAATGGGAGATGTTGAAATGGATGCTGAAATTTCATCACCTGAAGGAGAAATGGAAATGTCTGCTGACATGGAAACTGAACCATCAGATGAGATGGTTTCTTTCAAATCTATTCAGAAATTGACTGGTAAATTGACACAAAAAATCAGAGAGTTTGACAATCAAGATGGAATGACCTCTGAGGATATAAAATATGTAATTAACATGGTATTGTCATCACTCGATTTGAAAAATTTAAGTGATGAGGATAAGGAAGATATCATGTCTAAATTCGAAGAAGCTGAAGAGAGAGGTGAGGATATGGGTATGGAAGATTCTGAAACTGAGGACATCACATCCGACACCGAAGTTGAAGATATTCAAGCAGACATGGATATTCCGGTTGACCAAGAAATGGGAGAGGGTCACGGTATGATTTTGAACAACGTTTTCAAAGAATCTAAAGTTGACAAAGTTTTGTCTAAATACTTTGAAGTTTCAAAAAAAGAAATTTTGGAGGAAAGAGAAAACAAAGTCAGAAGACAAAAAGAAAACAATGCTCGTCTAAAAGAAAAAATGAAAGGTATTGTTAAGTTTACTGAAACTGTTGAACAAGAATTAGCGTCGAAAAAATTTCTCGAAGAAAATTCAAAATTCACTTTGGTAGGTAAAACTAATAAGAAAAATTTGGTTTTTGAAAGTTCAGAAAAACAAGTAAAAATTACACCTGAGGGATTAGTAATATGAGTTATTTAATTTTTGTGAATGGTCTTGGACCTAACTACAAAGGTGATAATATTTACGAATTTATTTTTTCTGATGATATAGATGTTTGGGGAGAATCTTGGGAAAGTAAACCTTCTAATGGATATCCAAGTCCTCCTGAACTAAATAAAATTAAAAAAGTTGGAGTTTTGAGGAATACCGATATTAAGTTGGAATTAATTCAAAACTCCGATTTTTTTTGTATGATAGACGCAATGGATGATGTTGTGTCTTTAGCTTGGGAGCCAGATGAAGTTAGAGGACAAAAGAGATTGGTCTTCAGATTTGGTGAGGATGAACAAAAAATCAAAGATAAATTATACGAAAGAGATTTAATTCTCGAATTTGAAAAAAAAGTAGTTTATGAAAAATAATATAAAGGCACTTGAGTTAGTAGAAAAAGGATTATCATCAAAATTAGTTTCTAAGCTTACAGAGAACCAAATTAGTTCTTTACATAAGAAATTAGTTTCTGAAATTACTATGGTTTCAAAAGATGACTCTACAACTATGCAAAGATTAAAAAATGAGAAAAAACCTTTTGAGGTCTATGAAGATGAAACTGATGATGTTACTGACCAAAATGCTTTAGGTGCCGACGCACTTCAAAATCTTACAGGTCAAGAAGCTCCTCATGATGCTAATGATATGGCACCTGATGGAATGGATGACGATTCTGACAATAATAGAAAAATGATGGGTATGTCGGAAGGTAAAAAGAAACAAAAAACAAATCCATGGGCAATTTGTACCGCACAGTTAGGTAAAGAGTTCGGAACTACAGAAAGACATTTGTGGAGTGCAAAAGAAACCAACAAGTATGAGAGATGTGTTAAAGACGTAAAAAAATCTTTGAAAGAAGGAAAAAATCCTATATCTTTATTTTTGGAAAACGAAATTTTGAAAATTGTTGAAAAACATTTACCACCAAAAATAACAAAAGGAGAAATTATGAAATATCTTTCTGAAGGACCAACAACCGCACCAACAAAACCCGGTACTAAAGAAAAACCTGGTACAAAAGAAAAACCTGGTAAAACTGAAAGACCAATGAGACCAGGAAAAAACCCGCACCCAGGCGAAAAAGAAGCCCCAAGGGCTAAGAAAGTTAATCCCGAAGAGGCGAAGGATAAAGTAATCAAAACAATAATGAATCTTTTAAAAAAATGAAAAAAATAGTTAGAGAACAAATAGATTACGGTGACTATCCTGAGAGGATGGACCCAAAACTTGAAAAAAAGTTAAAAAGTCCAGAAAGTCTTTATGCATCCAATCCTGCTTTCAGAAAAGGAGAAAAAGATGTATCAAGAATTGCAAGCTCAAGATTTAAAAAAGTTGTCGACAAATTGAGACAAGCCAGAGGTCTTGAAAGAATTACTCCAAATATGATGCAACAAATTTATATGGAGGAAATGAGTAAAGTCCCAATGGTAATGAGAATTGAGGGTCAACACAGACAAGCGTTGGAAGAACTTGCAAAAAAAGTATCTTTAGAAGAGACTGAGGTACCTGAAGGATGGTATCAAATAGAAGCATTATTGAACAGAGAACCAATTGATGTATCCAATTTCAGATATGAACCTGAAGAAAAAGAAGATGAGGACGAGGAGGAAAAAGAGGAACCTGAAATGCCATCATTCGATGTTGAGGATTTAACTGATGCGGAACAACTTGAACTGGAAAAACATAAAAGAAATCTTATAAATGCAATCGTTCAAGGAGCGGCAAAAAAGGGACATTATTTGTTTCAAAAACCTGAAGTTAAAGCAGAACTCGATAGAATTGATAGTCGACTTTATCCAGCTTATTTAGGTATCATGGCAATTAACGATTTTCTTTATTTCAGTATGGAACAGATGATAGAGCAAATGTCTCAAACAGGACAAGGGGTTGCTGGAAAAGTTGAATTGGATGATGCTGATGACGATGGAGGAGGTGAAGGAGAAGAAAAACCTGACACAAAAATAATTGCCGAAGGTATTATTTTCCCAATTCTAACCCATGAAATCATAAAGGGGATAAAAGCTGCAAACGCACGTTTCGGTCTTCCTTCAGAACCTAGTATGAGAGAGAAAGTAAAATCACAGGTAGACATCTTATCAAATGAACCAATGCAATTACGTATTGGTCCTGAAGTTACTGAAATGATTAGAGTAGCTCTCCCTGATGAAATGTTTGACCCTTCGAATAAAGGGTTAATAAACTGGTTCGAAATAGAACTATACCAAATTCCTGCACAAGAATTTTTAGAAATAATCGGAAATGCAATTTCAAACGATGAAGCTAAAAATAAAAAAGCCACTCAGAGGTTTGAAGAACTTATGAGAAGAGCTATGGAATTGAAAAGGGAATACGAAGAGTATCAAGAAGAAGAGGGTGAAAGTGGAGATGAAGATGATGAGTTGGACGATTTCTTGGGCAGTTTGGGTATATCTAGACCCAAATAATTTTCTGTGACCAAAGAACAATTAATTATAGAAGTTACAAAGTGCATGAGGAATACTCCTTATGCACTTCGTACATATTTGCAAACTTACGATAATACTGTTTCTAAGTATGTTCCGTTGGATTTATTTCCTGACCAAATCAAGTTGATTGAGGATTACGATAGTTGCAATGAAAATATCGCCTTAAAATATAGACAAGCGGGTGTTACTACGGTAACCGCTGCTTGGGCATCAAAAAAGTTAGTTTTTGCAAAAAAACAAAAACCTGAGAAAATTCTAATTATTGCCAACAAGCTCGATACCTCAGTTGAAATGGCTAATAAAATTCGTGGTTTCACTGAACAATGGCCCGCTTGGGTTGGAGTTGGTTTCTCCGCAGAAAAAAATTCCCAAAGGCATTTCAAACTTACCAATGATTGTGAAGTAAAAGCGGTAGCGACATCAAAAGACGCACTTAGAGGTTATACACCTACTATTCTTATTTTCGATGAGGCTGCGTTCATCGAAGCCGACAATGATTTCTGGTCTGCTTGTATGGCTTCCCTTTCTACAGGTGGTAAAGTAATTGTTGTTTCAACTCCAAATGGTTATGACCCAATTTATTATGAAATATACGACCAAGCTCTTAGAGGAATGAATGATTTTAAAATCTCCGAGATGTATTGGTTCAAAGACCCAAGATATACGAGAGATTTATTCATGGTCAAAACGAATGATTTAGTACATTATTTGTTGAACCGTGAAGAATACAAAGCTGAAGATATAGTTGATTTATCAGTAGAAAACCCATACGAAAGAGACCATGAAATAACAAAAGAATATATTTCAAAAGGTTACAAACCCTGTTCGTCTTGGTTCGAGAGTATGGTTAAAAAATTGAAGTATGATAGAAGAAAGGTGGCACAGGAGTTGGAGTGTAATTTCTTGGGTTCAGGAGACAATGTCTTTGACTCCGATTTACTTTTGAACATATCAAAAAATCAACTCAGAGACCCTTCAGCAAAACTAATGGGTGGTGCTTTATGGATATTCAAAGAGCCCGAAAACAACCATAAGTATGTTATGGGATTAGACGTATCCAGAGGAGATTCTGAAGATTTCTCAAGTATACAAATTATTGATTTTGATGAAAGAGAGCAGGTATTAGAATATGTCGGGAAAGTACCTCCCGATGTCTTAGCTGAAATTGCCTTCAAATGGGGTTCAATGTACAACGCATATTGTGTAATTGATATAACAGGAGGTATGGGAGTTTCATCCGCAAGAAAACTTCAGGAAATGAATTACGAATTTGGTCTTTATGTAGACAATGTGGACCCAAACAAAAAATGGAAGTGGGACCCAAAGGCAAATGAAAAAATACCGGGTATTAATTTCAATAATAAAAGGGTACAAATAATTGCTTCATTTGAAGAAGCGATACGACACGGATTTAAAATTTATTCTCATAGGACTTATAATGAGATGAATACTTTTGTTTACATTAATGGTAGACCTGACCATCAGAAAGGTCAGCATGACGACTGTATTATGGGACTTTCGATGGCAATTTATGTCGCGGAGAAATCATTCCAGTCTTTACAAAAGGTTGTAAATCATACTAAGGCGATGTTAAATTCTTGGACAAGTATCTCACACGAAAATAAAAATACATCTGAATTTTTCAATCCAATGGTCCCTCAGATGGGTAGACAAAATGGATACAATTTCGGTGCACCTACTAAAGGTGACTACCAAAAATATGGATGGTTATTTGGTGTAAAATAACTATTTATATTATTAGGGTATAAAGTAAAATTGTAAAATGAGTGAGCAGAATTTAACGGTATGGCAGAGACTTTCCAAAACATTTGGTCCTAATTCTTTACTGAACCAAGACTATCCAACTTATAAGTTTGATAAAACTGAGTTGTTAAGAACAAAGAATAGAGATGAATATGAAAGAGAGAAACTTCAAGCACAACAAAGTTATTATCTTGCAAATCAATGGGCTAAGGTAGAAAATAACCTTTATTCTCAGGCAATTTACTACGAACCATCAAGATTATCTGCTCAGTATGATTATGAATCAATGGAGTATACTCCTGAGATTTCAGCTGCGTTAGATATCTATGCCGAGGAGTCAACAACACCCAACGAAGATGGGTTTATTTTACAAATTTATTCTGAGTCAAAAAGGATAAAGGGTGTATTAGCTGACCTATTCAACAACGCCTTGGACATTAACACCAACCTTCCAATGTGGACAAGAAATACTTGTAAATACGGTGACAATTTTGTTTATTTAAAGTTGGACCCTGAAAAAGGAGTGGTTGGGTGTCAACAACTTCCGACAATTGAAATAGAGAGACGAGAAGTTGGTGTCAGTCAAAAAATTACTGTTGAGCCAGAAAAACCTGAGGATAGAAAAGCACTTCATTTTGATTGGAAGAATAAAAATATGACTTTTCAATCTTGGGAAATTGCTCACTTTAGATTATTAGGCGATGACAGAAGATTACCTTACGGTACATCTATGTTAGAAAAAGCAAGAAGGATTTGGAAACAACTTCTTTTGTCCGAGGATGCGATGTTAATTTATAGAACTTCAAGAGCGCCAGAAAGAAGAATTTTCAAGGTATTTGTTGGAAACATGAACGATGATGATGTTGAAGCATATGTACAACGTGTTGCGAATAAGTTTAAGAGAGAACAAATTGTGGACAGTAAAACAGGTCAAGTTGATATGAGATTTAATCAAATGGCTGTTGACCAAGATTATTTCGTACCGGTACGTGACCCAGCAGCACCAAGTCCAATTGATACATTAGCTGGGGCTCAAAATTTATCTGAAATTGCGGATATAGAATACATTCAAAAGAAACTATTAACGGCTTTACGTGTTCCAAAAGCATTTTTGGGATTTGAAGAAGTAGTTGGTGATGGTAAAAATTTATCATTACAAGATATTCGTTTCGCACGAACTATCAACAGAATTCAAAGGAGTATGTTACAGGAAATGAATAAGATTGCAATTATTCATTTATTCCTTTTGGGTTTTGAGGACGAACTTGATAATTTTACTTTAGGTTTAACAAACCCTTCAACACAGGCGGACCTGTTGAAAATCGATGTTTGGAAAGAAAAAGTTCTATTATATAAAGACTTGGTTGCAGACCCAGGAAACGGAATCCAGGCAACATCTTCTACTTGGGCTAAAAAACACATTTTTGGTTGGTCTGATGATGAGGTAAAACTCGATTTACAACAACAAAGAATTGAAAGAGCGGTCGGAGAAGAATTAAAGGCAACTCCTACCGTAATAACTAAGACAGGGGTATTCGACAATATTGACAAACTTTACGGTTCCTCAACTGGTGGAACAAAATCGAGTGAGGCTTCCACGACACCAGGAGGTGAGGAAGTATTGGGTGGATTACCAAGTGCTGGTGGAGAGGAAACTTTACCAGCTGAAGCACCAACAGCACCCGAAGAACCAGCACCAGCTGAAGCGGCAGTAACACCTGAGTCAAAGAACAAAGATATGAATATTTTGATTGAAAATGATTTGATTGAAGGTAAACAAATCATTGAACTTGGTGGTGCACAAGAATCTTTAGGAAAAATTTCTGAAGAACTAGACAAGTTATTGAACTCCTAATATTTATTTACAAATAAATCACACAATGACTTTCGGCCTAGTAAAATCAACAATTGAGTCAAACTTATTGGATTCGTATAAAAACGAAAAAGAGTTCAAAAAAACTCTCAGAGAATTCAAAGAAAATGTTTTGAATAATAAACAAGTTTCAAAACTTTATTCAGTATACGACCAACTTTCTCAACCTCAAGGTTTAAATCAAGTTGATGCCGAAAATTATTTGAATGAGGGGTTGAATTTGATTGAAAAAATTCTTCCATCGGTAAAGATGCCTTCATCAACAAAAAAATCAGAAAACAATCTTTATTCGGACATTGATACATTGGTTTACACAAACAAATTGAATTTGAAAGAAAGAATTCAATCAAGAAAAAATATTTTGAATGTTCTGATGAGTGAACCAAAAAAGATTACTGAGGGAATAAAAATTCCTGTTAGTTCAATGGTTAAAATTGCTAATTTAACTCTCGAAAACTATATCAAAGACATGGACTCAGAGAGTAAAAAAATATTCATTGATGTAATCAAGGGAGATAAAGAAAATATGGAAAAAGATTACTCTACCTTGAAAGAAGGCACAATTGACAAATTGAAAACTTTGTTCACTGAGTCTGAAGAGGGTGAAATCAAATCCAAAATCTCTGAGACTATTGAAAAACTACAAAAAGAAGAATTCACTCAGATTAATTACGTGAAATTAATTTCTTTGAAAAACGGGTTATAATCCGTTCCTTTTTTTCTGAACGTAAATTGCTTTGAGAATTTTTTTCCTTGACTTTACAGATTTCTTTTCAAATTCTTTTCTTTCGTTTAGAATTTGATTTTGTTTTGTTTTGATGACTTTGTTTTTGAGAATTTTTAAAGACTTCTCTAAGTTGTCATTATTTTTTACTTCTATAATTAACATAATTCTAAAATAAATATACTAATTGTTTTCATTTTTGACAATGAAACAACTTACTCTTATTTTTAACAAAAATAAACATAGTAATATGAACAAAAATGAAAAAAGGAAAAAGTGTAAAACTAAATCTATTCAACCCAATAAAATCAATGTATGGAACGGTAGATTCTAAAAATTTGAAATCTGTTTTTATAAACATTCAATCTTGGGTCACACCCAAAAATGAAATGGAAAATTGGGGTAGAGTTGTTGGTAATCTGAACAGAGAAATCAAACATTCGATTTTAAATTCCAATAAATCTGAAATATTTCTTCCAAAAACTATAGTCGATTTAGACTTACGTGTTAGTGGTATTTCAATAGGTAAAAAATCTTTTTTTAATCTTGAAGTTAATTTGTTTTCAAACGAACAATTAGATTTTAAATCTGAAAAAATCAAATTTGAAATCAAACAAATTATTAAATCTATCTACATTAACAATATCGAAAAAAACAAATATTTTACTTTTTCTAAGTCAAAAAAATAATTAACAATTCAATCTTGTATATTTATCTGAAAACAAAGGATGAAACAACTTCGTATATTAGAGGCAAATGAACTTGGTCACGGAATTCTTATAGAGATGGACGCGGGTTTTATAAATCCAAATGACTCATTGAATTTACCATTGTTGGAACAAGCAAAAAAATTAGATTATAAAAGTCCTTTTGAATTCTATGCTGTACTTCAAAAGTATGACACACCAAATAGAAACGGAAGATTTTATCCTGAAAAAATATTAAAAAGAGAAGCGGATAGATATAAAAAAATTATTCAAAAAGGACTATCTACATCAGAACTAAATCACCCTGAATCGTCTCTTATTGACTTAGATAGAGTATCTCATTTAATAACTGACATATGGTGGGATAAAAACATATTGATGGGTAAATTGAAACTTCTTACAAGTCCGGGTTTCCACGAAACAGGTGTAGTATCTTGTAAAGGAGATGTTGCAGCAAATTTAATGAGACAAGGAGTAACTATGGGAGTTTCATCGAGAGGTGTTGGGTCATTAAAAAAAGTTGGTGAAAGAAACGAAGTTCAAGATGACTTTGAATTAATTTGTTTTGATTTAGTTTCTTCACCGTCAACACCCGGTGCTTATTTATTTTCTGATGTAAATGAGAGGGGTCAATACGAAGAAAATTTAGAGGAAGAAAAAGTTGCAAAACTTGAAGGTCCAATGAATAAATCTATTGATTTAATGAAAAAACTTAACGATTTTTTGGGAAAATAAATTTATGGACGAAAAGTATTTTGTAGCAAAAATTCAGTATGAACTTCCTGATGATACCACAGGTAAAATAAAAAAAATCAGAGAAGAAAAATTAGTAAAAGGTTTTTCGGTTACTGATGTAGAAGCTAAAGTAACCAAAAGGTACGAATCATTTTCATATGATTGGAGGATAACTTCAGTCTCTGAAAGTAAAATTGATGAAGTAATTGAAAAATAAAAGTGGTCTTAGGGCCACTTTTTAGTTTTTATAACTATTTATTGTCAAATTTACTTTTTATGTATATTTCTGTTTCCTATAAAGATTCGAGGGAGGGCAACCTTCTCGCCGTAGTCGAATGTAATACTTTTTCTTCAGGTATCAATTATTTGGAAAAACAAGGTTTTCAAATTATCGGTTCAAATCTTGTAACATCTACCATGGATGTAAAATCTGCCATGGCTACAGTAAGTTGGAGATTACAATTTAGTTTGATTGAGGGAAGTAGTGTTGATACCGTAATAATTTTTGATGATGACTGGAGACAAATTCAAGCTGTTATAGACATGAGAAAAGAAATGGGTTGGCAAATAGATTTTATGACAAGACAGGTTTCAAGTTTTTTCTCAGCAGTATAATAAATTCCATAATTTTTTAACTTTTTTTATAATTAACAATATTTATTAGTTAAATCAATAATTATTGCTATGCAAGAAAATAAAAATCTAGTAGAAGAGGCGCTCATTCAAATGAAAAATGTTGAAGAGGCTATCGCCGAAAATGCAAAAGGAATACTTGCTTCAACGATGAAGGAAGAAATCAACCAATTAGTAAAAGAATCTCTTTCTGAACAAGAGGAGGTTGACGTTGACGCTGAAATGGAAATGCCCGCTTCTGATGAAGAAGAGATGGACATTGAAATGGATGCAGAAGTTGATGACATGGAGGGTGAAATGGAAATGGAACTTGACATGGATTCTGATGAAACTCCAATCGATTTGACTGGAGCGTCTGATGAGGAAATCTTAAAGGTTTTCAAAGCTATGAGTGAAGAGGATGGAATTATCGTAACAAAAGACGATGAGGAAATTCAACTCACTGACAATGACTCAGATAATGAGTACATTATTAAACTCGGTGAATCAAAAACAAAATCTAAGGTTAATGAGGAAGAAAATTCTGACTTGGATGCAATTGTTGCTGATTTGTTCAAGGATTCTGATGAAGACATGGAAACAGATATGGAAACTGACATGGAAACTGAAATGGAACCTGAAATGGAAGGTGAGGAAGTAATGTATGAAATTACTTTGGATGAGGAATCTGATGAAGATGAAATGATGGAATCTGATGAAGATGAAATGATGGAATCTGATGAAGATGAAATGATGGAATCTGATGAAGATGAAATGATGGAATCTGATGAAGAGGACGAATCAATGCTAGATGAGAAATCTGATGAAGATGACAATTTAGACGAAGCGTACAACCACAAGAAAGCGATTAAACCTAAAGGTGTTGGAATTGGTAAAGGTCCTAAATTTTCTTACAAGTCATCTGGTAAAGGTGGATTCAAAGAAGATATGAAGCAGGGTAATGCTACTATGGGAACTGGTAAAGCTAAATTCGAATACAAGAAAGGTGCTAATATGGAAGGTAAATCCAAAATCGTAAAGGCTGAAACTAAAGAGGGATATGGTTCTAAAAAGCACGAGTTCAAGCGTAAAAAAGTTGACGGTGTTGAAAAGAAAGCTGGTGACGTAAAAGGTCACTACAAGGACTATGAAAAAACTGAAACAAAAGAAGCTGCAAGAACATACGCTATGGGTTCTAAAGAAGGAAGAGGTTACAGAAAAGCAATTTCCAACAATAGAAACTATGTGTATACAGACAATGGAGTTAAAGTAGAATCCCTCGAGGCGGAAGTAAGTATGTTGAGAGAAAAGAATGAGGAGTACAGAAAGGCTCTTAATTTATTCAGAGAAAAATTAAATGAAGTGGCTATTTTTAATTCAAACTTAGCTTACGCAACAAGATTGTTCACTGAACACTCAACTACTAAAAAGGAAAAAATTAACATCCTAAGAAGATTTGATTCTGTTGAGACTTTGAAAGAGTCGAAAGGTCTTTATAAGTCAATCAAAGAAGAATTATCTCAAGGAGAAAGTAAATCGATTACTGAGTCTGTAGAAAACAAGTTGAATACAACTGTGACTTCAGGTTCAGCAATCAATCTTATTGAATCAAAAACTTACGAAAATCCTCAGTTTATGAGAATGAAAGATTTGATGAGTAAGATAAAATAAAAATAAACAAAAACTAAAAATACTCAAAATGGGAGCATTATTAGAATCAGGTCTTGTTGGTAACATCGGTCTTAAGCACCTTAAAGTTATCAAAGAAGACACAATCAGCAAGTGGGACAAATTAGGATTCCTTGAGGGTCTTAAAGGTCACTTGAAAGAAAACGTAGCTCAGCTTTATGAAAACCAAGCAAGTTACTTAATCAACGAAGCAGCAACGACATCTGATACAGGTGCGTTTGAAACTGTGGTTTTCCCTATCGTTAGAAGAGTTTTCTCTAAATTGTTAGCTAACGATATTGTATCAGTACAAGCAATGAACTTACCAATTGGTAAATTGTTCTACTTTGTACCTAACATTCAGAATTATACGGATGAAAGCACTGCTGATAACGGTATTCACCGTGCACCAGTAGGAGCACCAAACGGTCCAACAGACCCAAACAATGGTTACGATTATAATGCAGGAAGAGACCTTTATGATAGATTTTATGAAGGTAACGAACCAGCATTAGACCCACCAGGTTTGTATGACTATTCTAAAGGTCAGTTCTCAGCTGTAACAGGTACTGCAGTAACCGCTGTATGGAACAACACAACTTTGAACTTAAATGTTTCAGGTTATGGTGAAGACAATTACAGAAAGGTATTGTTAATCATGTCAGGTTTTGCTAGCGATGGTGCTGGTAAATTAATTGGTCCTGATGGTCAACCAATGGACAACGAGTCTTTCTTGGCTGATTTGACTATCTATGGTAGTGCAACAGGAAATAACCTCAACACTGGTACAGGAAAAGCTGGTGGTCCATACCTTTTCAGAGTTGTAACTCAGAGATACGGTAAAGGAATCGTTCAGTATGGTAATACGAACGCAACTGCAGTTTTCCCTAACAGTAAAACAGGTGGTGGTCAGTATGATGACCTTTGTACTCCTGATGGAGAAATCTATCTTGAAGTAGACCTTCAGGTTCCATGTTGTGTAAGTTGCACAGGATGTATTGATGGTTACACAGGTTCAACATTCTCTTCAACTACAGCAAATAACCAAGCTTTCACTCCTGTATACAGAATTTACAAGAATTTGGAATTCGAAGACAGAATGGGTGAGGTTTCATTTGACCTTATGTCAGTAACAGTTTCTGTAACTGAAAGAAAATTAAGAGCTCAATGGTCACCAGAAATGGCACAAGACGTTGCAGCATTCCACAACATCGACGCTGAAGCTGAATTGACAGCTTTGTTGTCTGAGCAAGTTGCAGCTGAAATCGATAGAGAAATCTTGAGAGACCTTAGAAAAGGTGCAGCTTGGAACTTGAGATGGGATTACAACGGTTGGAAGAGATTAGGTACTAACGCAGTTCCTTACACTCAGAAAGACTGGAACCAAACGCTTATCACAGCAATCAACCAAATTTCAGCTCAAATCCATAAGTCTACTTTAAGAGGTGGTGCTAACTGGATTGTTGTATCTTCTGAAATCAGTGCAATTTTTGATGACTTGGAGTATTTCCACGTTTCAAATGCAGCTCCTGAGCAAGACCAATATAACATGGGTATTGAAAGAGTTGGTACTTTAGCTGGTAGATATCAAGTGTATAGAGACCCTTATTTCCCACCAAACCAAGTGTTGTTGGGTCACAAAGGTACATCTTTACTTGACACAGGTTACATCTACGCACCATATGTACCTTTACAACTTACTCCAACAATGTATAACCCATTCAACTTCACACCTATCAAGGGTATCATGACTAGATACGCTAAGAAAATGGTTAACAACCGTTTCTATGGTAGAATCACAGTTGATGGAGTTAGAACATTCGATTTGAAAGAGTTGAGATAATATGGTCTAACCAAAATATAAAAGGGTCCTTCGGGACCCTTTTTTTTAAATATTATTTGTTTCTTGTTGGTTGAAGTCTTTATTGTTGATAAACTTAGAATTTATTATTGATAAAGATTTTGAAATTACTTCACTTTCCAATAACGAAAAAACTCCTTTTGAATAAGAGTAATCGACACATTTATTTAGAAAAAAAAGAGATTGTTCAAAGTTCAAGTCCTCTATCAAATTTCTAACATCTTTGAGGTCTTGGAATTTTATAGACTCGAAAAGTTGACCTCCCGTCTCCTGATTGAAATTATTAATCATTTGTAATATTTATTATAGTATAATATATGAAAAAATTCAATATTAAAGAAGCCACGACTGCTGCAAGTAGTGGGAAATTTAAAGTTCCAATTGTTCTATCACCACAACCGTGGACAAATGATGAACTTGGTCCTTTCATTGAACCTGTATACAGTTATACAAACGCAGAACTTGCTTATGAGGAAGCAGATGGTGATTTCAAACAGTCTCCTGAAGAAAGAGAAAAGATTGAAAGAAGAACAAAGAAAATATCAAAGGTTGATGAATATTTGAAACAATTTTACACAGGACAAAGTGATGAGGGTGGAAGTAACATTGCTGATATAGAGAACCCTGAGGATGTCATTAAAAAGGCTGTAGGACCCCTTAAAGAAGAAAAGGTTTTGGATGAAGATTTAGCTGTTTGGTTCGGTACAAAGAAAAAACCTAAAGGAAGTAAAGAACCTAAGGGACCTTGGGTGAACATCTGTAGTAAAGTTAATGGAAAACATCCACCTTGTGGTAGACCTGAAGCTAAAACAAAATCATATCCTAAGTGTAGAGCCGTTCACGTCGCCTCTAAAATGTCCGAATCTCAAAAAAGAGCCGCTTGTCAACAAAAAAGGAGAGAAGAGAAAAAAAACCCTAAAATTGGAACAGGAAACAAACCAACTATGGTCTCATACAAAACAAGAAAAGAATCTATCAATTCCTTGGTAAAAAAAGTTTTGAAAGAAATTTACGAACCAAAAAAACTATATCCTGTCGAATCGGTTTATTCAGCAGTATCTAAAGCTCCTGTCGAGTTAAAAAGAATAGTTTCTCAATTGAAACCAATCCCTTGTGTAAACGACAATGGTGAAAAAAGAACGTGTTTCAAAATTCCTGAAGTATTGTATGTATATTTTTCAGGAAATTATTGATTGACCTTTTGAAGAATATTTTTTAGGGAATGTTGAATGTTATTTGAAATCTCCATTTCAAGTTCCTCTTTTCTTTGCTCTATTTCGGAGTCAAAATTTTCTAAAAGTTCACCATACAAGTCATTATTTTCGATATATACACTATGACTGTAATCATGGTTGGTAATTTGTATAGTTCTGCTTGTTATGACAATAAAAATGTCAAATTCGTCATTCCTAATAAACCTTTTATTTGATTTCGGAGCGTAATGAAGTTCTGAGTCTTTTTTGGAAATCAATTTGGAACATATGTCAATTGAGAATTGTTCCTCTGCTGCGATTGGAGGTCTTGGGTCGAATTTTTCTTTAAGTGTGAGGTATATCCTGAATAATATACGAGGGATGTAACCTGTGATATTTCTTTCCATTCTACAAAAATAAATGAAAAAAAATCAATTAACAATAGGAACCTGAGCAATGTTTTTTTCCATCTAAACCTGGCATACGACCTTTACACACTTGAACTCCGTAACCCGAACTATATGCCGAGGGATAAACTTTGAATTTAGCTTTTGCTGCGGCTTTACCTCTAGAACAAAGTTTGGTTCCTGTTTTTTTTCTCCCCTCTGTCATGTCCATCATTTCATTATCCTCTTCATGTTCTTTGCCTTTAATCTCATTCATCATGAAATCAAAAACTTGGTCTAAGTTTTCTTTTGCCACAGTGATGTGGTCGGCAGCCCAATCATGACCATTCAATAGAATGTCATCTATAACTTCAGGATTTAATTCCAAAAGTAAATTAGCTTGACGGATTAATTGTTCTAAATTACTGAAGAACATATAATTGGGAGATTCTTGCTCCTTCAAAACTTTATTCACAAGTCTTGAAATATCACTTTCTGTTAATTTAACTATCTTTTTCATTTACTACATTAAAGGTTAATTGTCTTTTATAAGTATCTTTCTCTCCTGAAGTATTCACTTGAATGTCTACATAATATTGATTTGGAATTTTATCTCTCATATCAATCATAAAATAGTATTCATTAGGTGTTCTATTGATTGGTGTCCAATCTTGCACTTGGACTTCAGTTGTACCCTCTTTAACATAAACTCGGTAGAAAGCTGTAACACCGTCTAAAGGTTGTTGTCCTGTATATGCTTTCTTGATTGTAACTCCAACTTTTCTTATGTCTGAGTTTATAATATTTTCATTTTGTAAAATACCATAGATATCAAAACCAAATTTTTCAGGCTCATGACTACTAACACCAATCTGTATCCCCGCAGAGTATTCTTGAAGAACAAATTGATTTTTGACGTTTCCCAAGGATTGTCCGTTTATTTTCAAATTTGACCAAACATCGTAAAACATACATGGTGTAGGTGAGCCCGTGAATGAGTTCGGTATAATACACTCATAGACCCCTCTCGTTCTCAAGCAAGTTGTTAAACCTGACAAGTTATTGTAAACTGTTCCATCTCTTTGTTGGATTGTAACTAAAGGTAATTCGTCTAAATTAACCGCATCTCCATTCTGATATATGTACAGGTAAAGTTTGTTAACTTGGTTTTTCAAAAATCTATTTCTATCATCTTGAATTAAATCGTCATAAGTTGTAAGAAGGAACGGTTGATAAAAAGTTTGTGTATGTCTTGAAAAGAAGGCAACGCTGTAACTATCCGTAAGACCTGATATGTTTTCTATAGATGGAAGATAAGCAATACCCCAACCTGTTACACCCGTTAGTGTTCCGTTAAGAATGGAATTTATCTCGTTGCTCATATCCATGTTTATATCCTCATTACCGAACTCAAAATGTTGGGTGGCTATTATGGTCAACCCTGTGAAATTAACCAAACCTTGGTTCTTATTATTGTATACACCAGGTTCTGACCAATTGGATACAGTCTGAGTTTGAAACCAATTTGATGGTCTTGTTGAATAGGCTCTAGGGTCCACGTAAGTTAGTGGGTTTGAACCACCAACTGAAGAATTTCTCGCTAAGTTGAAGTCGTTGTAGTCATATCCAACACCTTCATCCCAAGTTTGAGTATTTCCTGTAGTTCCCGACGTTTTTGGAATTCTAAATAAAATCAAGTCAAACGAGCTTGCTCTTCTCCTGTCGTTAGACATGAAGGTGTTCAGTAATTCGTTATCGAAAGAAGAAGTGTTTGTCATTTTCAATGTGTGGGTCATAGCAGATGTACAACCTGTTGAAATTATACCACTTTCTATGTTTTCGATTAATAAATCTAAATCAAGGTCAAATAATATACGGGAAAACCCGAAATTAGGTACGGCAATGTAGGAAGCACCAAAATTCAATTCCATCACAGGGTTTCTACCTGTGTTTACTAAAGAATTTGAAACTATGGTGTTATTTTTATCTACGTATGACCTTAAAACTGACATTAGACTTTTTTAATAAATATCAATTAAGTCTAATATTACTGTTTAATATTTTATTCACAGCATTCCGCATTTGGGTTTGAATATCTTTAGACTTGGCACCATCTTCCGTTTCATCAACAGGGGATAAACCTGGGTAGGCGTGTGTATGTGTAAGAAGAAATCTTACAATCAAGTTTAAAAGTTCAAGTAATTCTTCACCTCTTACTAACGAAGAAGTTTTAGCTCTGATTTCGCCGGTGAATGCACTCAATGGTAGACCGTAAATGGAATTCGCGAAATTTATTTTTCCTTTGCCTTCGATTGAAGAATCTTGACTTAAAAGATAAATTTCTTGTCCACCCATCACAGAATATGTTTTTGGTTTGGGTTCAAAAACCTCCGAGGTAATGGATTTAATTTCTGTTTGAGTTGGTAACCCAACAGTGTCTTTTTTCCATATCAACCCAAACTGACTATCGGATGATGCAGTTTCATCTGAAGGCAATAATTTGATTCTGTTATTGAACAAAGTCAAATTATCTTTCATTATTTGTTGTATTGGAGTTGCGGGACTTGCGTCAGTGAGTAAATCATATGTAAACTTGCCTGGTCTAAAATAGATTGGAAATTTGTTTTGATTGTCAGAAAAAATTTTTGTCCCGTCACTCAAGACATTTTTACTATTACAGGTTTTGATAAAGTTATTAATCAAATCTACAGCACTTTGAAATGGTAGAGCTTGGAAATCTTGTTTATAAATCAAAAATTTATTTACCTCAGGGATTTCGGTAGAAACTTGAATGTTATTTGTGTTTGTTTCTACGGCACTTTTTAATGAATATAAAAATATTGCTCCAGTAAATCTATCAACAGTATTTTCGGGATTAAGAATAACCCATTCAATAAGATGTCTGACAGGTAAAGTAATGGGTTTTGAAACAATTTGTTTTGTAAAATTTTCTGAAACTTTTGTTTTATCAAAAATAGAGAGTTGTATGAAAGACCTATTGTCATTTGGTGGTGTTTCTAAATTTGATTGTGGTGTTGCACTATACTTTCCAGCACGTAAAAGTACATCAGTTTCTTTTACGACAACGTCAGTGCTTCCTCTACCCAACAAAGCATTGTCACCAGGTTCAGGATAAATTCCTTTTAGAAAACTTTTAGCTGGCCAAGTACCATTTTGGTTTTTTATGTTTTTTGGTGCTTTGAACTGCATTCCCGTTCCAGTAAATTTCGCACCTCCACTATTGTTGGTATTAAATGCTGAGTTTACGGAAAAAAAGTTACTTTGTACGTAATATTGATTTTGGTATTTGAAATCTGAATTTACAAAAATAACTTGAATAAGTTCACCTACATTCGGAACCTGATAAATGAAGTAAGGTAATAGGGGGTAAAAAATCAAAGGGTCTCTTTCAGTCCAAATATCCTTTTCCTCATTCCAATCGGGTGATGTAACAGATTTTAAGACATCGGGGTAATTAATAATATTAATTCTTGCTCTAACCCTTCCGAGCATCAAAGGGTCCTGATTGTTCAAGACAGTACATTGGTAAAATATTGGTGTCATTTGTTGTTTCTATTTTGGTACTCTTTGAGTATCGAATTATACAACAATTCTACATTGTCTAATTCCAAAGTCAAATTTATAATCTGTCCCTTTTTGGCTTCAAAATCTGTGGACAACTTATCCATCCAATCAACAAGTTTGCCGTTCGGAATATTTTTTATATTCGACAATTGCCCAAAGATTATATCGTATTCATTTTTTTCCATTTGTTATCTTGGTAAACTGAAACAAGGTGGTCCACCTGGAACAAAACAATCGTTTACACCATTTTCTGCTTGTTCATCACTTCTTCCTCGATGAGTTGCTAAGTTGTAAATGAGCATCAAATTTGGTTGTCCGTTAGGTAATACTTGTGTGGGAAGTCCGGCCTCTTCTAAATATTTGATAGTATTCAGAAATGCTCTCTGAGGGGATTCCCCTGGTAAAAAATCAGAGAGAATTGCTAAAGCTAAATTTATTTTTTTTCTTTTATGTGGAGCTGGTCCTCCTGGTGCTTGAATCAAATTAAGAATATTTTTTATTTCGTCCATCAATGATTGACATTTTCTGTAATCAAAGACGCCTTTCACAACGTTGGCTGCAATACCAATCAATCTTAAAGCTTGTTTGTAACCCTTCTTACGCTGTTCTTTTAATATGTCTAAAACTAAAGTTGTGATGATATTCAGTAATTCTTTTTTCAATATATCAAACAAGGCTTCGATGAAAATTGCACCAATTCTGCTGACCACTTGAACCATGAATTTTTTGAACTTTTTTATGAATTCAACAGAGTTGGTAATAATGTTTGATGCTTGAATATTCAATTGATTTATTGTGGTTGCCGTCGTAATAGTTTGGTTGTAAGATAGATTATAAGAGTTTTCTACAACTTTCAACATTATGAAAATTGGTAATAATACTTTGGGACTTAGAACCGCACTAGCAACACCTAAGGCAATATCTCTTATGATGTCTTCGCTAAATTTTGCCTCAGCGTTAAATCCTGCCGGAATGTATATCTTCCAATTTGGATTTTGTGATAAACTATCAATTATGGTTTCCATTCTAGCAATTTGTTCTTCCTCCGTCAAGTTGTCTAATTGACTTTTGAATTCTATCAATTGGTCGGAAAGGTTTTGAGCATCCACAGGAACTTTCACATTATCACAATCAACAAGTTCAATTACACCGTTTTGAACGTTTGATACGTTGAGGTCAATATTTCTCAAATCAACTTCTGTGAACTCAAAAAAAGAATCGTCTATACCGTCCAGCTCTGCTATTTTTGATATTCCACTCACATCTATTTCAGTTTTTTGGTCAAAACATAAACCTAAAATTCTTTGTAAAATTTTATAAAACTTTGATTGGTCGGAAATTGGACCAGCAGGTGCTGGTAGTTGTATGTTCATGAACTGAGATATAAATTGTAAAATTTGAGCGACTAAGTCCGCGGAATCGAACAATTTAATTGAACTATAATAATCGGCTATCCATTGTCCGATTTTGTTCTCTGTGAAAGCGGTGACAACACCTGTTTCATTACCTGTACGATTAATTAGTGCGATTTTGTAATAATTACCCGTAATCCCAAACTCGTTGACTGTTGTATATTTTATGTTGAATAAATTCTGTCCACTCCTACCGCTAAAAAAAACATTGTAAGTTTGATTAAATGCGTTTTGAGTCTGAGTTAGTTCATATAGTGTACGATTCATTGGAAAAGGAACCTCTCCACCATAATTTCGGAATTCAGTAATGTTGTTCGGTGTAGCACCAGTCGGTTCATATAAAATTCTTCCAACAGTTGAGGTGAAATCCTCTTTCAAAAGACCGCTTGCCAAAGTAATTAAATCTAATGATTGTAGAGGTACATATATTGCTTCTGAGACCGGTAATAAATCCATGTCGGCTGCGGCGGTAGGACTTACCCCTTTGTATGTTTGTTCCTGACTGCAACCTAAAGATTTTATTACCTCTTCCTGTAAGATATTTTGTATTTCTTGTTCCGATTTTCTTGCAGCACGTAATAATAGGTTTCTAATAGCTTTCATTTCAGTGCTTCCTGTACCTTTTGTGAGACCTATGAAATTAATCAATTGGTCCGAGGATGTTGGTGTGTTTCTTTGAAACCTCTTCTGTTGTTGTGAAATTTTGTTAAGTTGATTAGCGGTTTGCTCAACTGACTTAGCGGTAGAGTTTTTTAACTCACGTCTAATAGTTCTTTCTGCGTCTAACGTTTCCTTGTAACGTTTAGTAGCACTAATGTTACCACTAATCTGTTGACTGGAACTAGTAATGTCTATGGAAGAATTCGTCGCTTGCATTTACTTTATTTTGTATGTTTCTTCGTCTGAAGAAACATCCTTTTCAATCAAATTTTGGAGTAGGTCATCGTCCAAATCAGACAAAGTGAATGATTCAGTAGATGAGTTTGTTTTCTCCCAAATGGTTGATTGAAGTTTTGATAAAGTCAATTTTTTCTCGACACAGTCGTTTACAATTTTTTGTTGTTTTTCAATGACAGGACCAATAGTTGTCATATCTTCTGGGTCCTTGAGCATTGACAACATTTTATTTTGAATTCTAATTGCAGTATTTCTTTGTTCTACAAGTTCATTGTAAATCTCCTGCATCAAAGACAAAATTGAATCTTTAGTAAAATTTATTTCTTTTTTTTGTGGTCTTGGCATAACTATAAATAGTTATTTATAAATTTTTGAACTTAATCATTGTTATTGTGTACAACTTCTTAAATTTCTTTATAGAACCTCTAATTTCTTTGGTGCTTAGGTTTGTCATCTCTCTAAGTGAAAGAAGTATAATATTTTTGTTGAACTTATTATTTTCTTCTCCAGTGAAAATTGTTTCGTAATTATTGAAAAGGTCAATTAAAGCAATTCCTAACTTTTTTTCATTCTCATTCAAATTTTCAGAGTCTACAAAATTCTTAAGTTCTTCTAAATATTTTGTTAGAACATAGTTAGTATCAATAACGTCATCATCAATTCTATAAATCAAATCAGCTCTTTCCTCCAAGCTTGAAGAAATATCTTCGTAAGAAACCTTTCTGTTGGTTTCCTTTTGGTCCTTAATGATTTGACCCATTAGGTAATTTTTACAAATTGTACCAAAGTAGGAATATGCTTTTTTGTTTTTTGATGGTTTGAATTTATCTACTTTGGTCATCAAAAACGAATGAGTATCAGTATGAATTTCTATAAAATCCATATCTTTACGGTATAGCTTATACCTCCTGATGATAGATGAAATCATCTTGTCCAAGGGTGCTCTAAGAAATTCGTTGTAAATCTTATTTTTTTCTTCTACCGTGTCAGCAACCAAAAATTTTTTGACTGCGTTTTCTTCTCTTACATCGAAATAATTTTCTTTAACAGCTTTTCTCCCTCTTTTTTTTGATTTCACATCTTCTGTAGATGCAGAAAGAGTTTCCAAAATTATATTGTAGATGGTTCATATTTTATGACTCTGTCGTCAGTAAAGAAATATTCTTGTTTTGCACTTTGAATCCAAAATCTAACTTCAGGTTCTGATAGGATAGAATCACCGAACTTGTAATTCCAAAATATGGAGCCTTCTCTCATATTTGTGTGTTTGTATCCAAGTCTTGGTATGGTCATGATTTGTACTGAGTTGTAAGTTAATCTCAATAAAAATTCATAAATAAATGTTAATTGGAAATTAGGTTTGATACCACCGAAGTCTTCAAATATAGTTTTCTTCATTGCAGAACCAGAAACTTGGAAGTTTTGGTAATCTTGTAGCGTGTCGTTAGTTAAAATACCCATTTCTTGTGAAAAATTTGCAGCGAACGTAGCTTCATTTGTGAAACCTGCAAATCCACCCTTCTCGTCCGTTTCTACAACGACCGGTAAGAACACTTGAACTTCAGGATACGCTTGAGAGTACTTTTGAACATTTTCGAACCAAATATTTGAGTATTCATCATCGAACTCCAAAACAGAAACCCATTCACCTTTAGCACTTTTGACACCAAAGTTAACCTGAGATGCAAAATTTGGAGTTTCATTCCAAATGACTCTGTTAACAGTGAGAGTTCCAAAATCATAAGTGTCCAAAAAGTTTGTAAGTTGTTCCTCTTGAGTTGCAACTATAAGTAATTCTTCGATTTCGATTTTTTGATTTTTAATTGAATCTATCGCTTTAGTAAAATAATCCGCGAAATCTTTTGTGACTGCAGATTTCAAAGGTAGAATAACGGATAGTGAAAGTTTTTTCATATTAGTCGTTGAGTTTTGAAATTTGTTCTTCGAATGAGTTTGCTCGGGTTGTAAGATATGAATTGAATAGTTCAACAACCTCAGTTTCGAATTTTTGTTTATTGGTAAATTTTTCTGCAGTTTGTTCCATATTGGTATACAAATCTGGTTTGATGTTATCCTCTAACCAATTTTGAATAAAATCTGCAATGAAGTCAGTCATCAAGGTTACATCTGTAATCCATATACCATTGTCTTCATTTATCCAACTTGGTTGTAAATCAGGTATTTTACCCAAACAAGGTACACCACAAGCCATAGATTCAAGTGGAAATGTACCGAAACCGGATTTATCATCAATCCACACACTTAAACAACACTCCTTGAGTGAATTTGCAAAATCTTTTTCACTTAAACCTCTCATATCTCTAAAAGTAAACCATCTAAATTGTGGGAATTTGAGATAGAAAGTTTTGATAAGATTTATTGCGTCTTCCTGTTCTTTTGTATGAACTGCAATAATCGGCATTGGAGGTAAATTTCTTTTTCGGAAATTTTCTGTAATGTAAGGTTCTACAATGTCAAAACTTGCTTGTCTCATAACTTTTTCTATGTATTCTTTCTGTTTGCCTGACGTTGTGAGACATTTGTAAAAACCAAACTGAGACCAACCTTGTCCTGGTTGTAAAGTTTCAGTAATGTATGCGTATGACTGAACTAAAACAATTTTTGCACATGGTAACTTCTTTACTTGGTCCATTACATAACCGAAAATTTCAGGAACCACTAAAAAATCCTCAGGAGTAATTTCTAAATTTTGACTTTCAATCGATTGATGAGGTAATTTTTCCATGTATTCTTTACCTAACCAATTTGAAACTCCAGCGTAGTCGTTTTTTTCGTGGAGGATTATTGGATTAAATTCGGCATTTTTTAAAGCCATTGCCATCTGATAAATGTATCTAACAGAAGCTCTAGCATTACCTTTAGTGTCTTGAACAAAAAGATAAATTTTAGCCTTTTTTTCTCGTAGATTTTTTATTGACAATTCTACTCTTTCTTTGTTTACGTTTGACATATTAATAATGATTAATCAATTTTTTATTTAAAAGTGTATTGAATGCAATTTTGAATGGTATACTAACTTCTTTGGACTTCATTCCGAGTTTATCATCCATATCTGGATTTTCTGTAAGAAGAACTTCCATTAACATTTTCACCATTTCGAATTTTATTATATTAACTCTACTTTCAGTACCACCAGTAATATCAGACTCAATTTCTCTGATATCTAAATAATTTTCTATTTCGTCTAAATCAACAAAATAACTTTCACCTAAGACATTTAACATATTTCTGAAATTTTTTGTTTTAAATCCTTGATACTTTCAACTTCGTGAGTTACATGGATATGTGAATTATAAGAAGTTTTGAATTTAATTAAAGTTTTATCTGTTGGAGCATTTAATAATAATTTAGGATTAGCTGTTACCAAACAATCCAAAGTAGACCACATCGAATCAATAGTTGTTTCACTATAAAATTTATAGTTCTCGACTAAACATCCAAACTTTGATAAGAAAAATAAAGAAGCGGGTTTGGATTTACCAATTTCATCTGAAACAATCCAAATATCATGATTATCTCTATGGTCAATATAAAATTCATTCAAGTCATTCATTCCGTTATACTCAACGGAACCAGCATGACCGAAAATTTCCATAGTGTATTCTTTATAGAGAAAATTATATACTTCATCTTCATCTTTAAATTTGAGGTGCTCCATCAAATTCAATGAGGTAACATCTGATAAAACTTCATATCCGAAAGACTCTTTTTCTTCACTAAGAAAAGGGTTTTCTATATTCCATTTTTGATAGACCTCTTGAATTTTTTTTAGGGTATCTCTCAAAACTCCATTTATTTCAATACCAATTTTCATTCTTCGTATCTTTGTAAAATTTTACTTATTAATGGGTTTCTTACAACATCAACAGGTTTGAACTCAAAAACTCCAACGTCTTCCATTTCCTTGAATTTTAATAGAGCATCCCAAAGACCTGTTTGTGTTTTATCTTTGTGTCTATCAAATTGGTCCAAATCACCTGAGATAAAAAACTTAGAATTAAATCCAATTCTTGTTAGGAGTAACTTCATTTGATTAGGAGTTGCGTTTTGTGCTTCTTCGAAAATCAAAATTGAATTATCAATATTCATTCCTCTCATATATGCCAAAGCGAAAACTTCGATTGATTCTATCTCTTTGAGTTTTTCTCGAGCTTCTTTTCCGATAATTTTGTTCAAAAGATAATAAGACGGAAAAATGTACGGGTCAAGTTTTTCCTCTACACCACCAGGTAAACTTCCTAACTTTTCTTCAGCTTCAACAGCTGGTCTAACAATTATTATTTTTTCATATGAGTTTTCAGGGTCGGCTAAAAGGTCAATCGCACATTTCATTGCAATATAACTTTTACCTACTCCCGCAGGACCAGAACAAATAGTAATTTGATTTGTTTTTAGTAATCTGTAATATTCTTTTTGACTTTCACTTAAAAATTTTTCTTTGGTTTTTTTCTTAATTATTTGATTTATAATTTCCTTTTTTGATTTTGGTTTTTCATCTGGTGTTGGTAAGGGTGTTGATATTAATCTTTTAGTTTTACCCATTTTTGAATTTTTAATTTTATTTTTTGTAATCTACATACTCTTTGACCTCTCTTATCTCGGATGAAGTTAATGAATTAATTTCATTTTTAAGTTCAAACCTTTTATCATTTGTGAAATAAACTTTTCTTGCCATATCAATAAATTCACCCTCAAAGCGACCGTCCTTTTCTAAAATTCTAAGTCTGTCCTCGATTTCCCAAAGATTGGAGTTTGTTGAAACTAACTCGTGATATAAATTTTCAATTAAGTTATTGTTCAAAAACTCCGATGACAAATTGTATAAAAGTTCAAACTCCTTTTTAATGTATTCTAATTTTTGAGGGTTTGTAACTTTTGTCTTTTTAACTTGTAGGATTGAAAGTTTATCAATCAATTCACCGACACTAACTGGTACGTTAATCATAATATTAATTTTTATAATAGTTTATCCAATGTTCAATCATTTCGTCTAACATAGTTTCGAAATTATATTCAGGTGTCCACCCTGTGACCCTTTTTAATTTTGAACAATCTCCTTTCAGGTTATTTAGTTCTTCTGGTCTTAGAAATTTTTCATCCATTTTTACATACATTTCATAGTTCAAATCAAGTTTACCAAAAACATATTCACAGAGTTCTTTTACCGAGTGAGAAATTCCTGTAGAGCAAACAAAATCATCTGATTGTTCTTGTTGTAAAATTAACCACATGGCTTTAACAAAGTCTTTAGCGTGTCCCCAATCTCTCGTGGCATCCAAATTACCTAATTTTAACTCATTAGATAATCCAAGTTTTATTTTGACAGCTTCTTTACAAACTTTGTTTGTTACAAAATTGGTACCTCTTCTTGGTGATTCATGATTAAAAAGAATACCATTTGAAATGAACATTCCATATGAGTTTCTATAGTTCCTACAAATGTTATAAGAGAATACTTTAGCACATCCGTAAGGGGAAACTGGATTCATTGGGGTTGTTTCCCTCTGAAATCCATCATGGTCAATACAATTACCAAACATCTCTGATGATGATGCTTGATATATTTTTATATTCTTATCAACAAGTTTAACTGCTTCTAAAATATTGAGTGTACCAAGTCCAGTAACATTTGCGGTGTAGATAGGTTGGTCGAAAGAAATTCTAACATGTGATTGTGCTGCTAAATTATAAATTTCGGATGGTTTACATTTTTGTATAACTGTTATGAGAGAAGATAAATCTGTAAGGTCGGCATAATGAAGTTTAATTTTGGAAAAAATCTTTTCTAATCTGGCTGTCTGATTTTCTGAAATAGAGTTTCTTTTCAAGGTTCCGTGGACTTCATAACCTTTTTCCAATAAAAATTCGGCCAAGTATGAACCGTCTTGACCATTAATGCCCGTGATAAGTGCAATTTTATTTGTCATTTTAATTTAGTCTAACGTAATTTAATTTTGAATTTGAAAAAATCGAAAACGTAGATAAATTTGATGTTGTACAAAAAAGTTTTTTTGTTTTTCCGAGGCCGACAGCACCAAACACAATTTCTTGAATATGTTTTTTGATTGAATCTTCATTGTTGTGCTGTTTGAAAAAAGGGAGTTTTTCATCGTTTGAAGAAAAATCATCAAACGTTATCAACCTTTCCCCGTAACGCTCCGAAAATTGATTTTTATCTTGAATGTTGTCTGACATTAAAAATATGTTTTCGAATTCTTCTTTATCTAATATATCAAAAATTTGTGATAATTGAATTGTTGTTAAATTATGAACGGTCTCCATGTCTGTGGCACGTCTGTGAAAACCAATTGTATTTTCAAAATTTATTTGTGGAAACCTTGAATAAAACAAATATTCCATTTTCTCATTAAATAAAAAATGTTTTTTGATTATTTCCTCGGTCATTTCTAGATTTTCTTTCGAAAATGTTTTTGAGTTATAAGGGTCTAAACTAGTTTTTAGACTTAGTGACTCAATATCTACGTAACTTTTTTTGTGTTCAAGCCAGTCTTGTTTGTCTTGAAGAAAACATATATCATAGATGTTTCCCTTACCGTATCCATAGATGTCTTCCAAATCATAATATATTTTGAAAGTTTCATTTGGAAACGTCAGGTATAAATTTTGAATATGTACAACGGCCTCCGTGATGTAAGAAAAATAACCTCTTTGATGAATGTCCTTACCTCTTGCCGGTTTAAAAAACCTTAACATCCTTATTGGTATTTTAATAATATCTCACAAACTCTATCGATATCTTCATTGGTCATTTTGTCGTGGTTCGGAACATAAATTCCTCTCTCATCTATAATTGAACAATTAGGAAGTTTTTTCTCACCATAAAGTTTTTTGTAAAACGGTTGTGTTCCCATGGAACCAGATATTAATGGTCTACAAGCAATGTTGTTGTCCTGTAAATCTTTAACTAAATTTTCTTTGTCTTCGCTAGATTTTGTAATCACAGGAATTGCGAAGTTGGATGTGAATTCGTTTTCGAATGATTTTGGAAACCAAATTTTACCGTCCAATTTTGATTTATAATAAAGAAAATTATTATATCTGTTTTGTATCATCCCATCAACTTTGTCAAGTTGTTGAAGTCCTATTTGGGCTTGTAAATCCGTACTACGAAGATTAAAACCGGGAATATAAAAAGTATAAAGAGCTGAAAAATCTGTTACATCCCAAGCTGAACGTAGTTCCTTTTGTTTATCTTCGGTTAAATCTCTGTCCCAACCATGACTTCTTAATTGAAGTAATGTTTCATATACCTCTTTATTATTTGTTGAAATCATTCCCCCTTCTATGGTCGACATGGTGTGTCCAAAGTAAGTTGAGAATGAAGTCATAAGACCAAAGTTTCCAAGTTTTACATTTTCGAATTTTGTGCCTTGTGACTCACAATTGTCCTCCAATAAAATGACATCATATTTTTCACAAAGTTCAGTGATTTTTTTGATGTTTGGGGATAGACCAAGAACGGAAACTAAAATAAGAACAGAAGGACTTTCCTTAATAAAAATTTCTTCTAAGTGTTCCAAATCAACTGAGAGATTATCCAAATTACAATCCACTAATAAAGGTTCCATATCGAATTGTAACACAGGTGCTAAGTCAGTTGCCCAACATAATGAGGGAACACAAACTTTGTTATTTTTCATTTTATTCAAAACTTTCAATGCGTACAACATCAAAAGATTTGCAGAGGAACCAGAGTTTACAAAAACAGAATATTTGGTTCCTAACCAATTTGACCATTTGGATTCAAACTCTAAGGTCTTTGAGCCTTTTGTTAATCTTGGATAAGTTTTTAACCATTCTATTAGAGAATCAATGTCTTTGTTATCAATAGTATCTTGAATTAAATCAATACGTTTCATTTTCTTAATGTATTATAATTTTTTATAAACCAATCAATAGTTTCATTAATACCAACATTAATATCTGTGAGTGAAAAGTCCATCGGTATGTCAGAAATAGCAGGTTTTCTAAACTGACCTCTTGGTTTGGATGCATCGAAAAACAATTTATCTTCGCTGATTTCGAATTTTTTCACGACCATCTTTACAATGTCCATCACAGAATGTTCTTGAGCATTTACTGCCATAAATGGAACCTCTGATTTCCAATTTTCGATAGCCCAAAGAATAATTCTCGCAAGGTCTCTCGAATGAATAAATTGTCTCAATGGTGTTCCATCTCCCCAAACTACAAAGTCCTCATTTTTTTCTTTGCAGTGATATGCTCGGTATATAATACCAGGTATCATATGACTGTGGTCAGGGTGAAAGTTATCATGTGGACCGTATACGTTTGTTGGGACAATATTAATCCAATTTCTTCCTGTTAGATTTCTTATAATTTTTGTTTGATAACCTGAAAGTCTTTTTGCATAAGAATATCCGTGATTTGATGGGTGTGGTGGTGCAATGTCGATTTGGTCTGCGGTGAGTGGGTAAGTGATATTTGAGTCTGGAAATATACAAGTAGATGATAAGTTCACAAAGTTTTCTACACCTGAGACAAAAGCCGCAGTAATAACATTGTGATTGATTTTATAATTTTCTTCAAAAAACAACTCGTTGTTTGTTGAATTAGCTTGAACACCTCCGACTTTAGCTGCACAGTGTATAATGGTGTCAACTCCATTATTCTTTACATTGTGGGTTATGTAATTAAGAGTGTTCTCTTCATGTTTGAGGTCTACGTCTTTTCTTGTGTGGTAAACGTGTCCCTCACCTAAGATTTCTTTAAGGGCATTTCCCACTAATCCATTTGAGCCTGTTACTAAAACTTTCATAATTTAATCCAATTTTTACAATACAAATCCTCAGTTCTGAAGCTAGCGTATGCCGGTCCAAACCATTTTTTTGGAATTATAACTGTTGGGTTTTCGTTTTTGTTCAACCAAGCTGCCCACCAACTGAACGTAGAATTTGCAATTATGTTATTTTTACACATAGACATAAGATATAAATCTTCGTAGTCTGAGTTGTTTGAAACCAAAGTTTTATTTTCTATAAAATCAAAGTTTTGTTTACACCAATTTAAATCATCTGAAAAAATTAGAAAATGTTTTTCTTTTCCGATTTTTTCTACGGATTCAATATAATATTCAATTGGTTGTGTTGGATGGTGATTTGGTAATCCTACATAATCACCACGTCTTACGTGAATTGAGCAAGTGTCTTGATTAAGAATTTCACCGTATTTTTTCAACAATCTATTTGATGTATGTTCATCTATTTCAAAAAGTTCTAAGATTTCCTTTCTAAAATCAGAGAAATATTTTTCACTTTGAAAGTGTCCAATCAATTTTACATTACCCTCTACTTTTGGGATTGGATAAAATTCAAATCCTCTCTCACCGTGATGTTGCATTTGAGGAAGTTTGTCTGAGAATTCAATTTTTCTCAAAATGTTGTTTACATAGGCGGAAAATGGTTTGTGTGGAATTACCATTTCTCTTGTGTCACAAACAAATTTTTTACTATCTCTGAGTGAAACTGCGTAGGCAGTGGCGATTTGGAATAACACATTCCCAAGTCCTCCCATCAATTTTGTCGATACTATTTCCATTATTATGTCTTTGAAACGAAGTCTTTGATTGTGTTTTCTATTCTTGCTTTATGGTCATTGTATTTCATAGACTCAAGATAATTGTGTTCAACATAATCTAACATAGTGTTATACGTGGAAGGATTAATACCTTTACACACATCGACTAATTCATCCAAATTTTTTACGTGGAAAAAACCTCTTTTATCAAAGAAATCTCCAATATTTTCACAGCCTATGTAAATGGGAATTGTTTTGGTTTGAAAACAATCAATCAATTTTTCTGTAAACCAGTTATTCGAAAAAACATTTTCTACAACGATATGGAATTGAGAATAAAAAAGTTCGTTTTTCCAAACATTACTTTTCATGGTTCTAAAGTTTGTTCCATGAGAAAATGATGAATTAATACTGTTATAGATATGATAAGGTATGTTATCAATTGCTGTTAATGCCTGTGGTATGGAATGACGTAATACGTGTCCATCACACTGTGTTTTTCCGCCAATCAAAGTTGTAATACAAAATTCTTTTTCTGTAAAAACAAAATCTTTAATCCAAGTTGTTCCGTAGGGAAAAAGTTTTGCATTTGGGCATGAATTCAAAATATTTTCATCCCAAGTAAGAATCAAATCGAATTTGTCACAATTATTAATTGCTGCTTGTCTGAAACCAGAAACTTCATTTGGTTCAATAATCCATAAAACTCTAATTGCATTCTTCGGAGTGCTTGGAATTATGTCAACATAAAGTTCACAAGGAACATGGGTTTGAAAATGGATATCCAAACCGAAGTTTGCAATAATGGATAAATTGTACATATTATTATTTTTTTGTCCAAAATATTCCACATTGGTCAACCACAGTCATAGGTTCATCAAAAGAATTGTCCTTTCTGAATTTTTCAACTGCGTTTTTGCAATTTGGAATACAATAGTCATCGATTATTACACGACCCCCTGAAACTACTTTATGATAACAGGATTCAAAAACATCCATAGTAGATTTGAACATATCTCCATCCATTCTTAATATACTCAATTTTTCAATTTGAGGATTGTTTGGTAAAGTGTCTTCAAACCAACCTTCTAAGAAAATAACACTCTCATCCAACGCACCATACATCTCAAAATTATTTTTCACTTGAGCCAGTGATACTCTCAAGAAATCTATTGTATGGTGAGGGTCACCTTCATCTTCTTTTACTTTTGGTGGTGGTAAACCTCTAAACGAATCTGCAACAAAAACCTTTTTGTTCATACCATAGAGTTCAAAATATTTCCTAGCAAAAATTGAAGCACCACCTCTCCAAACACCAGTTTCTATGAAGTCTCCTTCAATATTATTTTCTCTTACATAGTCCAAAGACTCGTGAAGATTTTCCATTCTCTTAAGACCAATCATAGTGTGGGCAAACTGAGGCCAATCTCTACCAGTAAGTCTTTCTCCTTGAACGGGTTGAGAAACAATTGATTCCATAACTTCATTTGAAGGATAGACCCCATTACTAAAAAATGAATTTTTTATCGAGTCACTGCCCACCGAATCAATGAGTACTCTCTGAATAAACAAAAGTTTTAATCTTGTATTTTCCATATTAGTTTCTTTTAATTATAGTCAATCCATTATTATTTTTAAAAATCTCGTGTATTGTCCACTCAGGATTTTTCTCCAAAAACTCTTCAATAGCCGGCCATATACCAACTTCAGTGTTAATTTCACCTACAGTTCTGAAAGTTTCTGTATCATGAAAAACAATATATTTTTTTACTTTTTTTGAGTGAACCTCCAATTCAACCTTGATTTGGGGATATGTGTGTAAAGTATCGATGAATAACAAATCACATTCAGGAATATCAACAGTCCTACTATCTGAAAGAATGAATGAAAAGTCAATTCCTCTTTCTTTTGATGAGGTTTCTACAAGCGGTAAATCCCCTGAATTATATTCTGAGGGGTTTTTATAATCTACTGAGATTAATTTTTTCGGATTACCCGATAAAAATGCCCAAGTAGAAACAATAGTTCTTACTCCCATCTCTACGATGGTTTCACACTCTTCGGCATATTTTTTTAGTGTTGGAAGATGTTCGTTGATATCACTTGGAGTCATTTTCTTCCTTTCGTACATTAATTCGATTTGGTCCATTTTATAGTAATTTATGTTTAGTTTTTACGTGGTTGATTTCGTCCCACATGTTTTTATTATACATACTTGAAATTTGGTGAGGATGCATTCTATTAGTTATTAAAATATTAGGTATAACTATTGGAAGTCCATATCTTTTGTAAAGTTGATAATACATTTCGCAGTCCATCAACATTACAAGGTCTTCATCGAAAAAACAGGGGTCGTTATTGATAAAAGACAAAACTGAAGGGGAACTTATTGTGTTAGTTCCCGTGGCAATATTTGAGTTCCAATAAGGAACCATAAAATTCGAAAACGTTTTTCCATCATCATGAGTGTGATTACAACCATTTACAACCCACTTAGCTCCGTTTTCAAATTCTTTTATGATTGTTTCCAAAGCGGTTTCGTCGTAAAAAAAATCATCTTGAAAAATTATTTTGACTATGTCTCCTTTCGAATTTTTAATTGCATTATTTGTGTTCGCGGGACCGTTTCCAAGTTTTTCTTGATTTTTAAAATAATTTATTTCGAAATAATTTTTATATTCCGAACATAAAATTTCTATTTCTGAATTTTTACTGTGGTCTGAAACTACAACTTCAAAATTTTTATAAGTTTGTTTTGAGATTTTATCTAAATTGTTTTTCAAAAATTCTATCCCTCTTCCAAACTGCTCCCACGTAGGTATACAAATCGAGACTTTCATTTTATAATTTAGAATATGGTTTTTTGGCCCTGATTTTATTCACCGTTTGTGTAACATTTGCCATGTTCACCTTATGGTCATTAAGAGGGTTTGATTCGTTATAAATGTATAAAATGTCAGGTAAAAATCTATAATGTTCCTCTCCCGACATTTCTAACATTGGAAACATGAATGCTAAGTCTCCTGCCACATTCCAATAATTTCCTTTCTCGTCTTTCAAATCTTCTAATTCAATTTTTTTCCAAAGCCAAGATTTCCATGTTCGTAAATGAGAAAGAGTGAAAACTTCCCGTCTCACATTTGTAAATCTTGTTGGAGGGTTTGCAAAACCGGGTCTTCCGTCGTGATACTTGAAAGAGCCACTGGTCATCCAAACATTCGGGTCTTTGTAAACCTCGGAAATTTTTTCTAAAACTTTCGGGTTTGGAAGCCAATCATCCCCATCTATTTCTACGCAAATTTCTTCACCATCGAGAGCTCTGAACCGTATTACTTGGTCATAGTTACCAGGTTGATAAAACTTACAGTGATTTTCTATTAGAATAAATCTATTGTCATCTTTAATTGCAGATTTAATTTTTTCAACTGTTTTATCAGTAGACATATCATCTGTTATATAACATTTGAAGTCCTTGAAACTCTGAGACATAATTGAAAAAATACATCTTTCAATAAATTTCTCGCAGTTGTATGTAGTCGTTAAAATAGTCATGAAATAATTTTGAAATATTCCTCTTTGATTTTTTCAGCTACTTTTGAAGAATGATATTTTTCTAAATCTTGAGGTGGGTCAAATTTTTCTTTATCAAGAATGAAACCATTAGAGTTAACCTTGAAAATCCAACCTGGTTTTCTACACAACCATCCTTCAATTGTACTTCTTCCTAACTGTATACCTGCGGTCTCCTTACAATTCTTGATATACTTTTCAACGTTCCAAGTTGCTGGAAAATGTTTTACGTGTTTTTCGTTTAAGAGTAATGGTAAATAATTTGACTTATCCTCTCCTACAATCCAAAGTTCTAAACCGTTTTTATCACAATATTCCGAAAGTTCCATGAGGGTATCTTTTCTCAAATAGTCTATTGTACCAACAAATAAAACGTAGTTTCCTTCTTTGTTTCCATTTGAATTGAATTTCTCGTTGTCGATAGGGTTGTATATTATTTCAATGTTCTCTTCTTTAACTTCAAAGTTTTCAATCAAATGTGTTTTTATTTCCGGTCTGATTGCTATGAATTTTTTGATTGTGTCATCAAGATGAGGTTCTTCCAAACTTATTACTTCGGAGTGAATAGAATAAATCTTAGGTATCTCAGGATAAAAACTACAAATCCGTTCAGCAACTGGTTTGTGTTGAATATGTATAATGTCAAAATCTACTTCTGAAACCCTATACATTACATTTTCTTTGGATGGTTCAAACCCCTTTTCAGTTTGAATTCCCCATTTACCATCCCCTAACTTAAAACCTGGTGCTTGTTCAAATGGTAGAACTCTAATCCCTAATTTTCTCGCCATATCAGTGAGAGGTCCACCAATTTGAGAAAGAATGGTTACGTTACAATTTAATTGTGTAAGACTTTTGGCTAATTCGTATACATACAATTCTGACCCTGTGAATGTTTTGAACATGAGACAAGAAATCAAAACTTTTAATTTCTTATTTTTATCTATTGGAAGTTTGACAGGCAGATTTTCTGAAAACATTTTTTCGAACTTTTGTCTATTTTGTTCCCATTGTTCATTGGTTTGTCCGATAGATTTATGTGTAATTCTAATATTTGAAATAACACCAACTTTCACACCTTCGAGAAAGTTTTCAAAAGAAAATGGAATGTCATAAAAATGAAATCCCTCAAAGTCTTCATTAAATTTTTTCTTAATTCTTTTTTTATGAATTGCAATAAAAAGTCCGTCAACAACAATAGAGGGTTCAATTCCATTACCGAAAGCTTCCGAATATTTCGATTCCCATTTTTTCCCTCCACTCTCATGATTTACAATTCCAATCATTTTTTTTCTATCTTCCCACCACATACCTGATTTTGGCATGTAACTTGTTCCAGCAACACCTAAAATTCCGTAATCACTCTTTTCAAAGTGTTTGGTGATTTTGGGAAACCATGCGGAAGAATCAAAATATATGTCATCATGACAAAATACTACAATATCAGTTTCAGACTCGTCTAAAATTTCGTTATAAACCTGAGCTAATGACTTTTCACCATTGTTGATTTTTTCAATAATTTTTACCTTTTTAAATCCCGAACTTTTAATCAAATATTCGGTGAACTCTGGTTTGTTTGATTTTGTTGAATAACCTATTGTAATCATTTCAAAATTTTATTTTTGGATTCTTTGATAATTTCGTGGGCTGTTTTGTCGGGTTCTTTTCTTGCTCGAGAAATACAATCCAACATAAACTCGGCTAATTGATTTTTCTTTTCTAATTTCTTAATAAGGTCTATTAAGGTGTCAAGATTTTCATAATATTTTCCCATCGTGTTAGGTTTAAAAATTAAATACCTGTACTACCGAAACCTTTATCACCCCTATCTGAATCACCTAAACTATCTACCTCATCAAATTTCACAAATTTACCACAAACAACGGGACACAACACAGCTTGAGCAACTTTCATTCCTTTTTCGATTGTTATAGAACTATTATTTGTGTTGAACACGGGAACTTTGATTTCTCCCAAATAACCTCGGTCAACTGTACCAGGGGTATTCAAAACAGTCAAACCCATGTTGATTGCAAGACCGCTCTTAGGTCTTACCTGTATTTCATAACCTTCAGGAATATCAAATGACAATCCTGTCGGTACTAAAGCTCTACCAAATGGACCTAAAACAATTTTTTCTGTAGAATATAAATCAAAACCAGAGTCTAATTCATATACGTAAGATGGTGATTTAACATCTTCTGACAATCTCTTGAATTTGATGACTTTTGTATTTTGTTCTCTCATAAATTCCTGTTCCAAATCTTCAAAAGAAATGTTGATAAGGTTAGAAAGTTCATCGTCATCACCTGTATCTGTTTTTTTGATTTCCTCTTGTAATTTTTCAAAGAGGCCTTTTAATTCATCATCGTAACTTGTTTCCATATTATTTTAAATTTGTGATTTTTTTTACAACATCAATTAGACAACGTACATCTGCTTCACAATAATCAGAAATTCCTTTGTAATCTTTTTTATTCCAAAATGCATCGTGAACCTTGTTCCCTGTGACTTCCATTGTTTTTGGAGATGGTACATTAAGACAAACACTCATAAGTTCTAATGACGCTATTGATGTATAGTTATTGAATTGCCAAAATTCCTTGGTATCAAAGGCTTTGATTTCCCAAGGTTTTGTATCATGACCTGGTAAAATCTTAGGAGGTTTTAACCCATTCATTATCATCCTTTTTGCAAGAACGGGAATGTCAAATCCTTTGACATTGTGTCCACATAAGAAAAAACCTAATTCTCCTACTTTTTCCAAAAGTTTTTGAACATCAAACAAAAGTTTTTTTTCTTCAACATCGTTGAATGACTGAACTTTGGTGATATTAGAATCTGTTACAAACGCAACACTCACACAGACAACTCTATTGAATTCAGGAACTAATGCTGACCTATTAACAAACATTTCTGAGATTGGTTTGTCTGCATCTTCAGGAAATCTTTTTTGAAACCAATCTAAATAATTTTGAAACTGAAATGAGAGTGCAGGTCTGTTTTTTACCAAGTCATCCCACGTCGGCTCGATTCCGACGGTTTCAATATCTAAGAATAAAAGTTTATTGAAAGGTATGTTTATCATACAATTGATTTGTAGAACTCAGCTCTTGATTTGGTTACAATAGATAAATCATATTTGTCTTTTACAGTCTCATACAATCTTTCACCCATATCTTTAACCATGTTGGGGTTTTTCAATAATTTTTCAATGTATTTGGCCCAATCCGAATGATTTCTATTCTCATCAACAAGAAGAGCGTTTCCATCAACAAAGTTACCGTTTTGTAGTGAATGTTTCAAATCAATTGTGTAAGGACCGATATTTGAAGCAATAAGTGCTTTTTTATAGAAACCAGCTTCAATTACTTTAAGTTGAGATTTTACTCTATTGAACATTGTGTTTTTAATCGGTGCTAAAGAAACATCAAATTTAGAGTAGTTCTTTGCATACGATGTTACTGGTTTGGTCCAAACTCTGAGATATGCTTCATTCATTGCATTGGAGTAATCTTCTTTACCATATTGTAGTAAATGTTTTTTGTATTCCTCGGATACGGTAGAATATTTTTGTGTAAAAATTTCTTCGTATCTGGCCCATACGGTTTCGTGAGGTAAAATGTCTCTTTTTTTGTGTTCTCCATTTGCTGAATTTATTTCAGTAACACTACCTCTAGTATCAAATCCACACAAAACAAATTGTAATTCATCTTTATACCTTTCAAGTTTACTGAATGATTGGTCTAAAAGTTGTATGTCATGAAGATGTGATGAACCACCGAGCCAACCAACTCTCAAACGGTCTGAGGGTAAAGTTGGTTCTTTGAATTGGGTTTCGTTTGGATTGATTGCGTTTGGAAAAATAACGATGTTGGGGTTCAATTTTTTTATTTCGTCTGCAAAGATTGTAGTTGTAGTACTAACATATTTGGCTACCCTCAAATTAGTAACAATCTTTTCATTGATTTTATTGAATTTGATTACATCATGAATAGGATGCTCTTTACCTGGCATCCAATAATCATCAATGTCACAGACGGTTGCAATACCCATTTTATTTAGTTCTTGTATTACTTCTGCTGCTTTGTCAAAATCAGGACCTATACTTCTGTGAAGTGCAACTATTTGATATTTTTTGAAGAAATCTAAGTTATTGAGAGGAACTTCAAATGAAATATCTACGTGAAAATCTTCAGGATATAAATTTTGTAAAAAAATGTGGGGGTCTACTGACCTGAATTTACCTACTCCGGTTCTGTCGGATGGAATTACTAATACGTTAATTTTGGACATGATTTTTTATTATGTCCTGAAAATATAACAATTTTCACCGAATAAAGAAAGATGTTAAGAAATCTTTTTGACCTTTGTAATTTTACCTTCGAAAATATGTTTCCCAACTTTGAATGAAAAAATCTCGTTTGTCTTTTCTGTTGACTCGGCAATCAAACCTTGCTCTTTCAATGTTTCCCTAACGGCTTCTTTAATCATCTTTTTTAAATCAGATGGTTCATTAGAAATTTTTGGTGATTGAATTGTTTTAGGTTTAGCACTCTCGGGGGTATAGTTATTAGATTGCTCTTTCATTAATCTAGATGCCTTTTCGATAAGCTCATCTGATAGTCCTACTGATTGTTGTTGAGGCTTTTCAATGGGATGTTCAATCATTAATTTTTTGATTTCATCAGGTAATCTAGAATTTTTGATTGCGTCTATTGTTGGTGGACCAGATGGGGCTTGTCTTTGAACAGAAACATTTTGAGGAGGTTGTTGCATGAACTCAGAAGGAATATTATATTTCGCTTGAGGAACATTAAATGTCTCCAAAGGAGCTGATTCATTCATAGAAGGTTTTGCGTTACCTCTACCCATCTCATTGTGTTTATCCATTATTTGTTTCGAAATCATCAATTTTTGCATCAACTGGTCCATAAATTAAAATTTTGCAATATAAATTATACGGGAAGCTCTTTTATCCCCTTGTGGGTTGAAACCAGGTCTCATCTGAGTAAAATTTTCTCCTGTTGGATTGAAAGATAAAATTTTATCTAATCTAAACAATCTCCAACCAGGAAGAACACCATCTCCGACAGCCACCTTATGTGAAGCACCTTCTCTATCCCAAGCACACAAATTTGTATTTTGACTTCTTTTATCTACAAACAAGCAGACTGGTTCGATAGTTCTGAGTCCTCTACCACCTGGTTCATCCCCATCATAATAGATAGAAACAACTTTTTTTCGGTCAATAGCATCTCCAATACTTTGTATCGAAGCTATTTCCGTAATTAAAGTTTTTAATATCTTGTTTAGTCTCATGTTGTGAAGTTAGGGTATGGATTAGACGAGTTGTATTTGTTGATTTTAATTTCATTTTTTCTTTCTACAACGTCGGTAATTGTTCCAGCATTAACATTATAAACATCAAGGTAGGAACCGGTTCCTCTTCCCATTGAGTCACCATCAGCAACTGCATCACGGTTTACAGATGAGTATTGGTTTCCAACACCATTGTAGTCATTTTTTGGAATTAATTTAGCTCTCTCAGCATCTGCAACTGCTGTCAGTGTGTTTTTTTCGGTTTGACTCAAATCGAGTGTGATTTGTTCTGACATAGATTTAAAGTTTAGATATTATTTCGTTTATTCTTCTAAGGCTCTCTGTTACAGCTGTGTCATATTTTTCGACAGTAGACTTGTGTTTTTGTGAAGGTCTTACATTTGTAAAATCTTTTTTCTCGTGAGGTTTAATGAATTGGTTTTGCATACCCGTGTTCATTTTATTTGTTTTGGTCATATTCAACCCTTCTCTCATTTTTCTAAGCTGGTCATTTACCCAATTTTTCATCATCACTCCACCATTCAAAATAAAAGCTGCGTCTTTATGGTTTCCTTTAAAATTGTCAAAAAAGTTTTTTATTCTTTTCAGCTGTTTGTAGGTAATATAATTTTTATTTTGCAGTTCCTTATTTCTTTTGAAACCTTCTGAATTTTCATCTGCATTTTTTACCATCGCAGATGATTTTTTCATATGTTCTTGTTTATCCTTGGGGAATTCAACAAACTTATCGTAAAGTGATTTATTCACGGTTAATAATTTTGATTAAATCTTTTTTTGACATTCCTTGTTTTTCCATTTGTTTTAGCAATGTTGACAAGTTCTTTTTTATGATATTTGGAACTTCTTTCTCTTTTTCTTTTTCCTTTTCTAAAACATCAGATTTGTTAGAATTTTTTTGTTTCATCAGAATATCTTCTAGCATTTTTATTGCTTTTTGTCTTTGAATTTCAGATAGAGTTGCTCTTGTGATAAAATCTGAGTCATCATAATACTCTGATTTTTCATCCTTTTTTCCTGAAGGGTCTTTACCTTGTTCCTCTGTTCTTTCCCATGCATCCATTTCATCCATATCGAGCTCGTCTTTAAAATATTTAAAAGTTTCTTTACCGTCTAATTCCTTTGTCTCTTCATATCCGAATGCACCTGACATATCTTCTTCTTTAACTTCTTCTACTGACTCACCATAGTAAGTTCTATAACCACGAGCAATTGGGTCATTAGTGATTCTAGCGGCGGCCACAGTTTGGTCCATTGTTTTTTCAGGATGAAGTCTTGGGTCAAGAATTGGTATTTTTGAATTAGACATAGAACCATCTGAGTTTACAAGTTCTTCAATTTCTCCTCCTACTTCCTTTGTAGTCTTTTTCTTTTTTTTCTTAACCAAAGAGTTAATATATTTTTTTACATCCTCAACTTTGTCTGCAGGGACTTTAACCATCACATCTTTTTTTCTCGCTTCGGTCAGAGTGTTCTCTGATGAGAAATAAAGATGGAATTCTTTGGCTTTTTCTCTTATCAAAAAATAATAAGGACTGGAATAAAATTCTTTGTCTATCTCAATCATACAAATTCTTTATACATAAATACTATCTCACAAAGTATTTATCATAAGTTTATGGCTTATCAGAATATTCTACAGTACAATTACAGAAAATATGGTTTAGTTCCTGTCAGAGAAATCTCAGATATATGTCTGGCAACTGACGAAAGAGAATTCAACCAAGAGGTTGTTTTTTCTCCGCTTCTCATTGGACAAACTGATGGAAACGTAATGCCTTTCAGGTTTGATTTTGATTCTTCAGCCACAACACTTTGTCAGAGAACAACTTGTTCTTTTGACTCCGACACAATAGTATCAGAAAACTATTGGAACCCTGATGATATTGACCCAAATTTCTGTCCAACAGCATCAACATTGTGTAATGTAGGTTTGACTGGTATTGACAACGGACTTGTAAAACAAATATCAGGAGAGACAATAGATATTACAACCGGACTTTATACAAATATAAATGACAAGTTTAGTCGTTACAAGTATGATAGACGTTTCAAAATGCACCCTATCACTGGTTTTACAACAACAAATAACAGACTTTGGAACGACAACTCATACACCTATAATTTAGATTACACCACCTATGGAGATGAAGTAGGTTATTTCGCAAGATTACAAGGGGGATTTTTCCAAGGGTTTTACAAATTAGCCGGATACGAATATCAGATTTTCCCTGAAAGAGTTAATCTCGGATGGTCTGCAGAATTTATGTTGAGATATAGATGGACAGGTACAACCAACATTGGTCTCAATAACCGATATCCCGATAACAAAGGTACTTTCTTTTTCATGGGGGCAAGAGCCGAAAACAAATTCTATCACTACGCTGATGGAAGTCCGAAACAAGATACAGGATACACAAGGGTTACATCGGGTCTCACTTGCATGAATACTTGTGAGTGTGGTTTATCAGGAATTTCAAACTCTCATAGTTGTATACCAGTTTATCAACCCTCAGGAGTAACCTCAACAAATTGTAATTGTGGATGTCCTTGCTCTTGTGGAATTTATGCTTCGATACCTGAATTAGACCCACTTTATGATGGTGTTTCAAATGCTATGTCTATAAGACTTTCAGGAGACACAGGAAACCCAAGAGTTTGTGTTAAAGTTTATACTATTACAGGAGGTTGTGAAACCACTGGAACTTGTACGACAGGATTAACATATCATACAGGAACGTCCGTAACTGAGTGGTGCTCAACCAGGGGTATATTTGATTTTTGTACCGGAACCACTTACTCCGAAACGGAACATTGGGTTCAAATAGATGCTGTATTCAGAAGAAGAGAGTGGTTCGAATTATGTGATTTGAGAGACTTGGGTGGTTTAGGATTGATTGTTTCCAAAGAATATACGGCTACTACAGCCAATAATACATTGAGTTTAATTGAACCTCCGATAACCCATGACGATATTGAACCCGCAACAACTGAAGTTGTCCATTTCAAAGATTCTTGGTTTGATGAAAAGAAATATAGATTAGGTGATTTTATAATTTATGTGAACGGAAGACCGTTTATGATTATTCCTGATTTTGAGGAAATAATTCCAAGGCTTCTTAATACACCAAGAGAAAAACAAATTGGTGTGGGGTATAATATTTCTCTCGGTGGAGGTACTCAAGGTCTCCATGACAACCTTACTTTATCTGGTGGATGTCCACCTTCTCTTTCAGGAATGACCTATCAACAGGACCCTGAGTGTCTTACAACTGAAGACTTAACACATACAATTTATTCAGGGTTGACCACTGAGATAAAATTGGAAGAAATATTCGGGGGCAGTTTCATAGGGGATATAAGTGCCTTTAGAATGTATACCGAGCCGTTGGATGCCTCTGAGGTTGCCCACAATTTTAGATTGTTAAAACAAAGATACCAACTATTAGACCCTAATTGTGTTGTTTGTGTAATTGATTGTCCTCCAAACGATTTAACATATTCTTTCTACCCATGCCCAACACCAACACAAACATCAACTCCAACAAATACACCATCAAACACGCCAACACAAACCGTAACACCAACTAACACAATAACACCCACACCAACAAATCTAAGAACACAATTCATTGTTTGTTCAGGGGTCACATCTTACGATGCCTGCAATTGTACTGACACAGGCACAATATGGGGTGATAAACCAAATTTTGATGACAATATAGAATTTTATGATTCCGTGTTCGGACCTAACACCACAGACCTGACAGGTTATTTTGCTTACAATAATGTTGTTGTTGAACTTAATTCAAGTGGTGTAACAATAAGTCCGTACTCGTTATGTACAACTCAAACACCAACGCCTTCTTTCACGCAAACTTCAACACCTACACCAACTGAGACACCAACACAAACTCCGACGAACACTGAAACTCCAACAAACACTCCAACAAATACTACGACATCAACACCTACACCAACTAATTTGAGATTTCAATTTAATGTTTGTTCAGGGACTTCGTTAAGTGATGCATGTTTGTGTCTTGACACGGGAACAATATGGGGTGATAAACCAGTTTTTGATGAAAACGTTCAGTTTTTTGATTCAATATCAGGTCCAAATACTGTGGATTTAACTGGTTATTATTCATATAACGATGTTGTTATTGAATTGGATTCTGATGGTTTCACAATTGGTGCATTCTCATTGTGTCCAACACAGACTCCAACAAATACCTCTACTCCAACGAATACTGAAACAGCCACACAAACTCCTACTGAAACTCCTACTCAGACCGAGACACCTACCCAAACACAGACTCCTACCAATACAGAGACACCAACCCCTACAGAAACACCAACACAAACTCAGACTTCAACTCCAACTGAAACACCCACTCAAACTGAAACACCTACTCAGACTGAAACTCCTACCCAAACACAGACTCCTACAAATACAGAGACACCAACACAAACCGCAACACCTACAAACACGGAGACATCAACACAAACTCCAACTGAAACACCCACTCAAACCGCCACGCCATCTACCACTGCAACGGTTGGTTCCACATCAACCCCTACTGAAACAAGCACCCCTACACCTACTGAAACTCCAACTGAAACACCAACCCCGACGAACACACCTACTATTACTGATACTCCAACTCAGACTCCTACGGAGACTATAACTCAGACTCCTACTAATTCTGAAACTCCAACTCAGACTCCTACATTTACGCCTACAGAAACAATAACTCAAACACCAAGTGAGACTGCAACACAGACTCCAACAGAAACTCCAACTCAGACTCCAACTCAAACCCCTGAGTCTACAACTACGCCCACACCAACATTAACGCCTACAAACACTGAGACGCCTACGCCTTCAGTGACTGCAGAACCAACTCAAACCCCAACAAACACACCGACAAACACAGAAACGCCTACACCAACACCAACATTACCTGACGATAATTTCTTGTTACAGGAAGATTATTTTATGATTTTACAAGAGGATGGATTTGGTATTTTAATACAAGTTGCATCACCATCTCCCACTCAAACTGCAACTCCTACTAACACCCCTACTAACACTGAAACGCCTACAAATACAC